CAGTGTGCTGTTGTTGGTGATAAGTTTATGCGAAAGCTTGAAGGAGGAGATCCAGAAGCTAGGCAAAGATGGTCAAAGCTTATCCAAAAGCGTAAAGCCACTGGAGAACCATATATCTTATTTAAAGGAAATACAAACAAAGCTAATCCAGAAGCATATAAGAAAAATAGTTTAAAAGTTCATATGACTAATATATGCAGTGAAATAGTATTGCATACAGATGAGTCGCATAGCTTTGTATGCTGTTTATCTTCTGTTAATTTAGACAAATATGATGAATGGAAAAATACAAATCTTATATATGATGCTACATGGTTTTTAGATGGAGTTCTTGAAGAATTTATTCAAAAAGCTAAAAACATGAAAGGTTTTGAAAATGCAGTAAGATCTGCTGAAAAAGGAAGAGCCGTAGGGTTAGGTGTACTTGGATGGCATAGCTTATTACAAAATAAAGGTATTGCTTATGAAAGTTTATTAGCACAGTTTAAAACACGTGAAATATTTTCAAAAATAAAAATTGAAACTGAACGTGCTTCAAGAGCGCTTGCTGAAATATATGGTGAACCTCTTTGGTGTGTAGGTACAGGATTTAGAAATACACATCTTCGTGCTATAGCACCAACTGTAAGTAATTCTAAATTAGCAGGCAATGTTTCACCAGGTATTGAGCCTTGGGCTGCGAATGTATTTACAGAACAATCTGCTAAAGGTACATTTATTAGAAAAAATAACGAACTTAAAAAAGTACTAAGAAAAATTGGGATTGATAACAAAGATACATGGGATAAGATACTTGCCGATGGTGGATCCGTTCAAGCAATCGATGCACTTAAAGGATGGTATTATGACGAAAGAGGAAGGCTCAACCAAGAAGATGGAGAGCCAGTTAAAAACGTATTCAAAACATTTAAAGAAATAAATCAACTAGAGTTAGTTAGACAAGCAGGTATAAGACAAGATTATATTGATCAATCAGTATCACTTAATCTTGCTTTTCCTTCTGAAGCAACTCCACGTTGGATAAATCAAGTACATATGGAAGCATGGAAACACGGCATAAAAACCTTATATTATATGCGTACTGAGTCTGTACTGAGAGGAGATATAGCCGCAGCAGCTATGGATCCTAATTGTTTAAGCTGCGATGGTTAATATAAATTAATAATATGGGAAAGCGATTTACATTTGCTGATGCAAAAGCAAAAATAAAAGAATTAGAAGATAAAATTGAATCTTTAAATTTAGATACAGGAGATAATATTTATTCTTCTTCAGAAAATAAAATAATAAAACTATATAAAGTATGGGCATTACTAGGCCCGGTGTTTGGTTTTGTTGTTGGATTATTATTCTTTTAAACAAATAAAGGGGCCTAAACAGCCCCTTTTTTTAATACTCACCTTTATACATTGTGCCAATTATTTTTTTTTCTTTTGTTAAATTATTATCTTGCACGTTATTAGTTAAGCTTACTTCTGTGTTTTCTGAAGCTATTACCTCAGGGTTATTACTATCTTCTTCGCCCCCTCCGTCGTAAAATTTATTTGTTTTAAATAAATTTTCTCTATTTTCTTTATCTTTTACTGTCATATCTTGCACAGATTGAAATCTAGATTTTGCAGCATCTACGCTATCGTATTTACCTTTCATAAACTGTTTTTCAGCCCATTGTTGTTTTCTATCTTCTGCTCTTTTCTTTCTTTCGTCTAATCTAGCTTTTTGTAATTTCATTCTTAAAGCTTTTTTTCTATCTCTAAAAGCAGCTTCTTTCTTTCCATCTTTATCAAAATCAGATGTTCTTACATTCATTAAGCCTCTTTGAGTGTAGCTTATTTCGCTTTTAATTTTTTCTTTGTCTTGCGTAAATCCTTCTTTTCTTTTTTCTTTTGCAGTTCTTGCAGATTCAAAATTTTTACTAAGCCTTTCTCTTTCTGCATCAATAGCATTATCAATATCAGGTGAAGAAATTTTCATTTTTTTTTCTTTTTCTTTTTCCCTAGATTGATTAGGGTCTTGATTAATTCTTGTTGGGTCAGTTTGATTAAAAGGACTCATAAATGGTAATGGTGTATTTCTCATAATTATATTACTTTATTTGCGGATTTTTCCCAAGGAAATGTTCTATGTCCCTCAGGTAAAGCCTTTCCATTAAAAATTATTTTTTTATTAGATGTTCTAGGATATTTTTTTCCTTCCCAATATACATAAGAAGAATCGTAGTTTAATCTACCAGACTTCATATCTTTTACATGTTGTTTCTCATGTGCTATAACTTCCTTTCTTTTTTCTTTTGGTAATCCTTTCCTGATTTGTATTGTGCCGTCTTTATGTGCTTTTCCAAGTACACCATTGGGTAAGTTTTCTATTTTTCTAATAGGGCTTACTATTCTCGAGCTTTTTCTACTCTTTTTCTTTTTCTTTTTCTTTTTCTTTTTAAATATTTCTGGATAATCTCTTTTAATAGGATCTTCCATTAATAAATCCCATTGATTAAAACCTAAAGATAAAGCTATAGATTGCCATGCTTCAGTATCTTTATCCATAGCTAATTTTAAATTTCTAGCTTTTTGTAATACTCTATCTGCTGGTATATTAAACCCAACACTTAGTGCTTTACCTGCTGCCATAAATGCTGGATTATCTATTGAAAGCCCCAACTTGTTTATTTTTTCTCGCTCTTGTTTGTATTTAAAAGCACGACCTACTGCTAAAAATTTACTTAGCTTAGAATCTAACGGTGGTGAAAGAGTTGTAATTTCTGCAAAAGATTTTTCATAATCTTTTCTATTAGCTTTTTTCAATCCTAACTCTTTACCATATGTTTGTAAAATAATATCTTGTATAATATTTTTTCCTGTAACAGCAACGGCACCTCCTAATCCCATACCTCTTAATAAAGTATCAAATATACTATTTGCAGATCTAAGATACTTATTCCTTTTAGCCATTTCTCTAGCCTTTTCATCTTCTTCATCATCTCCATACATTAAAGCAAATAAAGCATTTTGTAAACCTGTAAATATAATATTTTGAACAGCACCATACCATACAATTTTAGAAACATTTGTTTTCCAATCACCTCTTTTATTTTTTAAGTCTAGAATAGCTTTTTTCATCAATCTAGTATATTGTATAGGTGTGTTAGCAAAAGCTAGTATAACGCGCCCTAAAGGGCTTGCTTGTTGCATAGAAACTCTATCTGGTCGAGAAGATTGTTGAGCTTCTTCAGAAAGCTCTTTCCAATCTAAATATGCTTGTTCTTCAGCTTGCTTTTGATTCATACCTTCTTTCATAAGAGATCTAATTCTATTCCTATAAAATGTAGCACCACCAAAAGATATTGCAAAACTATCTGCAAATTGAGTTGGTATAAACCCCTTTTTAAGTATATAAGCAATACCGGCTCTATACTTATTATCAGACAATTCAGCTGCTTTTGCTATTTCATCAGCATTAACATCTGTTTGCAAGCCACCTCTTCTTTGTTTTAAAAAGTCTGAGTTAAAAAGAAAACTAAAATCTTTCCAAAATTGTGGTTGATTAGCAAAAGCTTGTGCAATCCTCAAAGGATTATTATCACTAAAATTTGTATAATTTACAGCAGATATTGTTTGAAGAAGTGCAGATCTACTATTAAAAAACATTATACCACCTACAGAATTGTTTAACCAATTTAGCCATCTGTTAGCTATTTTATTTTGTCCGGTAGGTCTATTACTTCCGGTTGCCATTCTGTAAAGCATATCTTTTAAAGCTTCTACATAATTATCACCATATATAGCTTTAAGTTTATTTAAGTTTTCTTTGCTATACACAGTTTCAACAGCCTCCCTCCAGTCTTTTAAAAAATCTTTTCTTTTAACATTATCTAAATCTTGAATTATATCCGTTGTTATAGTACCAGCTAACCAATCAGAAGAAGGTTTAGGATATGCATTACCTAATAATTGTTGGATTTGATTTGCGAAATTTAATAGTTCACTATTTTTTTCAACATGTTTAACAATAGCATCAATATCTTTTTTAGCAGTACCTTCGGGTAACATATTTTGTTTATTCCATATATATAATCTTACAGCATTTTGATTATCAAAACCTCTAACTGCTTCTTGTCTTAAATTAGCAGGTGTATTTTTAATTTTACCTTTAAGATTATTCCATGCATCCAACGTAACTTGTTTAGCACTTTCATATTCAGAAATACCTCTAGCGTAAGGCGCTATAATATTATCTTTATACCATTGCAGCTGTTGCTCACCAACTTTTCCTTTACCAAGTGTCACATATACAAGGCCCATATAATCTTCTGCTGAATAAGGAACAAAAAATTTAAAAGGATTATTCTTTTTACCAAGCATATTAGCCCTGGATTCAGAATATTTTGCATTTCTATCTTTGCCTGTAGTTTCTTCTAATATTATATTGAACTCTTCACTTAATTTTTTAGAAGCAAGATCTGTATCATAAGTTTTTTCTATACCTTCTTTAGCTAACTTTTGCTGTGTATTATCTTTATAAAAGTTTTTATCATATACATTACCTGTTGATAACTCTCTTAATTTTAAATCAAATCCAGGTATTTCAAAATTAAAGTATCTAATTAAAGATGAATCACCTATTTTAAAATATGATGGCATATGTTGTTTATAAACTTTATTTACCATATCATCATACTTTATAGGTATATGTGCTATTCTATATGATTGTAATAACTTTTTAAAATCAGCTTTATTACGTTTTGGATTATGCATATAATCTACAGCAGCCATAGCTATACCAACAGCTGGAGTCATATGTTCTAATCTATATATTCCCTTTATTATTGCATTACCATCTTTATCTAATATATTATCAGGTAAAAAATCATAAATACCAGCAGATCTAATTAAACCTTTGGGATTATTATTCATAGAAATCATAAGTGCTACAGACTCATCTATACCAACTCCCGCTTCTTTAATTTTGTCAACAAATTCTAATAAAGCTTTATTGTTTTCTATAGATTTTTTTCTTAAAGATTCTATACCACTTTTTGTAAGTGATGACTTACTTTGTTTATGTAATGGAACAGTTAAATTAGCATCATAATTTGAATACTCTTTACCTTCTTGTAATTTTAAACTACTTACAAAATCATCAAAATCTTTTACATCATTAAATAAACCATATCTTTGGTCTTTTTTTTCAGCTTCTAAATATATTACAGTGCCGTCTACCATTTTTAACGTACCATCACCCATTCTTGCAGGTGAAGTATATCCTGGTCTTAAAAATTTATTTATAAAGTTAACGTCGTTAATTCTTTTAAAAACATCACCTAATTGTTTTCTAACTCTAGTTTGAAATTCTTTATCATTATAATCAATATTTAAATCATGACCCGCAATAATTTTAACTAATGTTTTGTAATTTTGTAATCCAGCTTCATCTAATACTTTATTAGTAAGCCATTTAACTAATTCATATTTTTCCCCGGTACTTGGAATTATAAATGTACCTGCTTCTTTTATATCTTTAGATAATTTATCATATGCGGTTTGAAGCTCATTTGCAAGTTTATCAGATCTATTTTGATTTATTAGGTCAGGAATACCTAAAGCATCTAAAGCTGATTTAAAATTAGATTTATAGTTACTAAAAAAATTATTATCAAGTTTTTCTAATAGTATTCCTCCTACATTAGCAAATAATGCAGGGTTAGCTTTTCTTAAAGACTTAATAACATTAGTGCTTGCTAAATCTATGCCAAAATCATTATTAAAAGCATCGTTAACTTCTTTATTATTAAGTATAAGTTCTCTACCAAGCTGTGTACCAAAAGCTTGATTTAATGATTTTTTACGATCGCTTTTAGTGCTAGCAGGTTGATCAGGTGTAATATCTTTACCTAAATAATAATCAATAAATTCTTGATCACTAGGAGGATTTTCTTTACTCCAGATTTGTGAAATACCACTTCCTCTGTTAAAATTAATATTATCTAATGCAATGTTTTTTAAGTTTTTTACATTTTTATCTAAAAAGTTTTCAAATGATTTACCTTTACCTAAAACAGGTTTTACAAGATTAAATAATTGTTTTTGTAAAAACTTATTTCTTTCTCTATCTCTTAAATTTACTTTTTTCTTACCTTCAACTTTTTTATCTGTTAAAGCTTTACCAACTTTAATAGCTGTTAAAGGTATAAGTTTTTTAGCCTTTTCAATTAATTTAGGTGTAGCTAATTTTTGTGCTGCAGATTCTTGAATACTAATTTCTTGATTACCAGTATCTTCAACTTTTACTTGTTTTGCTTCTGGTTTATCAAGTCTATCTTCAACTTTAGTTTTTTCACTTTCTTTAAATAAATCTTTTCTAGCATCTAACTTTCCAAATCTTGTATTAGCAAATATAAACTCACCAAAACCTTCAACTCCAACTTTAGTACCATCCGCTCTTGTTTGTTCAGGATCAAATTTAACTAATCTGTCGGTTACGTTGTCAATTATTCTATTTGCTTCCTCCTGACTTTCAGCTCTGCTCCTAATATAATTATTAATAACTCTATCTCTTTGTGTTAAAGATTCATATATGTCATTAAATACTCTAGGATTCTGAAAGTCCTGTTTAGTTTTTACTGTTTTAGGAATTAAATTATTTATTTCTTCTAAAACACTTTTAGTAGAAGCAAGATCTCCTTTATTTCTAGATTCATAAAGTTCTGTAATGTTTGATTTTTTTATATTTTGTTTTTGTTCTGTATTTCGTTTTATTTTTCTTAATGATCTTTGTAATTCTTCTCTTCTTGCTCTAGTTTCTGGTGTAATGTTAAATTCAGATTCAGTTAATTCTATTAATTTTAATTCTTCAGCAATTTCTTTTTCATCTGGTGTTGATTGAGATGTTTTTACAGATGAAGGCAGTTTTAATTGTCCAACTGGTTTACCATTAAATTCATTATATTTTAATAAAAAAGGTATAACATCTTCACCGGATTTTACATTTTCAAAATTTAAAACATCTAAAGTGTCATTACCTAAAAACTTAGTTAATTTTTCACCTATTTTAGCAAGAATGCCTGCATCTTCAACAGTAACATTTTCTTCTGTTAAATTTTCTCCTCTTATAAAATCAGATATAGATGTAAAATATTCTTTATTATATTCTTCAGTTCCTGGTATAAGATTATCATCTAGTAATCTAGCCCTAGTCCTTATTAAAATTTTACTCATTTTAGAATCATTCTGGCCTATAGATTCTAATTCTGCTATTAAGTCAGCCATGGTTTCATTATCCAAATTTTGTTGGATAACATGCATAGCCTCATGATGTACCACATTAGCGGCCACTCCGGCGGCTACAACATTCCCTTTACCTCGAAAAGCTTGCCTAACATTCTGATCTATTGTAACCAAAATTGTTTTTTCACCTTGTGGTAAATATCCAGCAAAGTTTTTATTATTAATAAGGCCCTCTGCAACTGATTTTTTATCTAAGTTATTTTCTTTAGCCCATTTTTCAAAAGCTTTTCTTGTTTTAAAATTTTTATATGTAGTATTAGCAAATACTCCATCTTCTTGTTCATTTATATATTTACCAAGTGTTTTATCTGAAGCTAAATATTGTTGTTCAGCTAAAATAAGTTGCATTTGTTCTTGTACGTTAGCTAAGTTCTCTTTATTTTTTTCAGATTTTTTTACATCAAATGGTCTATCAGACAATGAATTCTTTAATGTTTCTCTTTCCTGTAATAATTTTTGTTGCTCTAATGCTAGCTCACCAAATTTAACTCTTGTTTTAGGGTCAAACTTGTCAATTCTTCTACTATAAATTAAATCTTCTACAGTATCTAATTCATCAATTTCTTGTATATATTGTTCTTCGGTAATTGCTCCTTTATCAAGTTTATCTTTAGCTTTTTTCCTTCTTACATTAATTTGATCTCTTGTTGTATTAGAACCTTGCTCAAATAAACCTCTATAAGCTTCTTTTCTAGCTTTTCTTATTGCTCTAGCACCAGCACTTATACCAGGAGACGCAAAAGCAGCTTGGGTAAAAGATTCTTTTAAACGCATAGGGTCATAAACATTAATACTTAAGTTGTTGCCATCAGCATCTTTAACTTTTTTTAATGCTTCATTTACACCTGCTATTATTAAAGGTTCTTGAATAAACCCTTCTGTTGTTGCCTCCCCTAATACACTTACAGTGGGATTAATATAATTTCTCCAATTAGTTGCATTAACTTTAGCATTTTTCAATCCTTGTTTTATATAACCTTTTTGAAAAGCTTTAAAAACAGGTTTAGGTGTTGCTTTAACCAGTCCTTTAGTTAAAAATTGAGCGCCTTTACCAAGTAAAAAACCAGCTCCAACCCTTTCTGAAGCTGCAACAAGTGCAGCAGTTATATCAGAGGTTTTAAGATCTATTTCATTATTATCAAACATTTCTTGTAATAAATCAATTTGTTCAAAGTTTGATAATTCACTTACATTCTTATCCATAGATTTAGCTTTTTCAGCTAAAGCGGTATCTAATGTTTCTTTTATAATTTGGCCTTTTTCTAAAAAATAATTTGCTAAACCTCCAGACATAAAAGCCATACCTGTATATACAGTTTGCTGGCCAAGACCTTGTTGTACGTCTCTAAAAGTTATACCATCTTCATCAAAAAAAGCGTTATTACCTAATGCTTCTAAAATAGGTTCAAATCTTTTAGACTTAACATAATTTTCAGCAAATCTATTTTGTTCTTTTTGTATTTCTTTTTTATAATATTCTATAGGATCTCCTTTAATTAGTCTACCTTTTTCATCAGTATATTTATTTAATTTTCTTTGAAATAACTCTTCTTCTGAAGGCGAAAAACTAAAACCTCCATATTTTTTAGATGCTTCCTTTGCTTCCTTACGAATTTTTTCTTCTCTTTTACCCGATGTAATATACTCCATTCTTCCCTGCAATTTTAATATTCTATCTTGAGAAGATTTTAATGCAATATTTTCAGGAGTTGATCTTAATTCAAGAAAAGAAGAAGCAATACCCGCTTTAAAGCTTTTAGGTAAAGGAATATTTCCAAAAAGAGAGCTATTATCTAAATAGTTATCTCTTAATTGTTCTTTTTTTTCTTTTTCTTCTTGTTTTAAAAATTCATTATATTGATTATTTACATTTTTATTGTAAGCATCTTCATATGTTTTAATAAGATTATTTATACTAGAAGAATTACCCGCTGCTTGAGAAAATAAAGTATTTGCATAATTATTAAGCTCTTTATTAGCTTCTGTATAAAATATTTTATTTTCTTTAACTGATTCTTCTAATTGTTTTCTTTTTTTATCAACTTTAGGTTTTATTTGTTCTAAAATAGCGTTTTGCATATTTTTAAACTGAGGGTCATCATAAAAGCTATTAAATATTTCACTAGATTTTTTTTCATATTCTTTATCTCCTAAAGAACTAGGTTTAATATCTTTAAATTTATTATCTAAAGATTTATAAACAGCATTAGCATCTGTGGGTATTTCTTTTAAATTATTTTTGTCCTCAAAACTAGTATATACAAAACGATTAAAATTTTGTGGTTCTACAGTTTTTTTAGGGCCTATTACTTCCTCTTCAGGTTGATTTGGAATTTCAATCTGTGTTGCACTTTTGCCTTCTTCAGTTAATAAAAAAGCCTGAAGTTCATTATCTGATATATCACGTATTTCACCGTTTGCTAATCTAAATGTTGGCATATTATTTAATCTTCGGATTATTATTTACATTATCTAAACTACTACCGTTTCGTATATATTCATCAAGCTTTTTAGGGTCTAACACTTCTTCTAATGTTATACCATCAACTGGTGCAAACTTTTGACCTCTTAGAACAAATCTAGGATAAAAGCCTTCTTTTATAGCTTCATCCATATTTTTAAAATTGGTTCTTTCATCACCTATATCATTATAATAAACCCGTTCCAGCTTATTATCATCACCAGTCTCTATTCGTTGTTGTCCAAGTACAAGATTACCCAAATTGGGAGTATTTTTTAATTTTTTAGCAATTTCTTTTATTTTTTCTCTATCACTTTTTTCATTAAATGAATAATCATCTTCGAATTTATTAGCCCCTTTGAGTTTTATAAAATAATTAGTAAATCCTTCTAATGATTTGTCAAACTTTGTAATATTAGATTCTTTATCTTTTTTTGTTGATGGAGGAGCTGTTAATTTTTTTATATCAGCTTCAGATTTTAAAAACTTTTCTCTTGCTTCATACGCTTTAATTTTATCTGCTTGATCAGTAAAAGCAATTTCTTTTATATCTCCTTTCTTCCTTGCTAAAGCATCGTTATATTGATTATAAAAATCGTTAACATATCGTTTTTTTAAACGAGATTTAAAAGCTTCTCCAATAGGCACTCTTTTACCTTCATCGTTATTCATTAAACTTTTACTTGTAAGTATTGCTTCAATATCTTCATAAGTACCGCCTTTATCTAATTTATCTATTAATTCTTTATCACCAGATTCTATAGCACTTTTAGTTACATCATCTATAAATGTATTTACTGTATTAAGAGTATAATCATCTGTATCTAAAGCATATTGCGCATATTTTTTAATTTCATCTCCTTCCCCCAGCGCATCTAAATATGTGGTAAAAGAAGCATTAGCAATATCATCTAGTTTTTTATCTTTTATAAGTTCATAGTCCAAAGAGGTTAAGCCATCTCCGTCTTTTCTAATAGAATCATTAATTTTTGCTTCAATAACAGAATTTACTTCTGCATCTGTATAATCTTTTATAGCAGTTTCAGGTTTATATAATACTCCAGGAAGTCTATCTATTTGTGATAAAGGAACTTCTATTTGTTCTTTTTTGCCTTCTTCATTATTATAAGTTCCTACAAGTTTTACTTGCCCGTTTTTCATATTTTGAAATTCTAAAGAAGCATTATTAGTAAGTATTTCTACAAGAGGTTGCATTTGTTCAGGAAGGTTAGCATTAGACAAATTACCTGCTTCAACTCCAGCTAAATATTTTTCACCTAATTGTTCAAAAGCTTCTGCTGCTATTTTAAATTGTGGTATTTGTCCTTCTAATTCTGACATAATAGATTGATATGTAGAATTACTTATACCTCCTTCTGAAATAGGTTTATTTCGCATTACATCAGCTTGATTAGCTATTTCAATTAATTTTGCCGAAAAATTACCTTTAGCTAAATTTAAATTATCGTACTCAGTAGTATCTGTTATTCGCCAAGAATTTATTGTTGTACGATGATTATTAGCTCTTATTTCTGCCTCTTGTGCCGCTAATCTATCTTCTCTTTGCTGATTAATTTGATTTCTTCTTTGGTTTTGTAAAGATTGTGAAATACGAGCAGCATCTTGTGCTCCTGCTTTTACACCTTCATCTATAAAGTCTGCATCTGTATAAACAGGAAAAGGATTTTTAACTATAGGAATACTTCCAAAACCTTTACTAAAATATGTCGCCATGTTTATAATTTATTAAATTTAACATCAATTTTAGAGTAATCTACTCTATCATACCCATCAGAATGTTTAATTACAGCACTTTGAGGTACTTCATCAGACATAACACCTTGAAATAACCCTTTACCAAACTTAATATCCTTATATTTAAAACTATAAATATTAAGTCCTGAAGGAGATGCTCCAATTAATTTAATATCTTTTTTAAGCCTTCTATCAGAACCCTTAAGCATATGTAAATTGTCTGCAACAACATTACCTGCTCCAGTTGCGGCTTGAGATAACCCGCTTAAAAGCATTCCTCTTTGTTTTTCATCTGCAGCTTGAGCTCTATTCATAGCTTGTGTTTTCATACCATATATAGAAGCAAGCCTATTATATTGGGCCTGTTGTACTGCCATATCACCTCCAGCGGCCATTTGTCTTGCTTTAAAATCTGTATCGGCTGCAAACATAGCTGCTCTATTTTCGGCTTGTGCATTGGCTAAATTAAGTCTATTCATAGCTCCAAATTCATCCCTTGCAAATTGATTAGCTTGAGCAGCATTAAACTGATTCATTTGAGCTTCTGTACCAAAACTTTGCAATGCAAATTGATTAGCAGATTGTGCATTAAAACGAGAAGCATTATTTACAGCTGATGCTTTAAAAGCAGCTGCTTGATTAGCAGCATTAGCACTAAATTGAGCTGCAGTGTTTTTAGCAGCAACATTAAATTGTTGTTGGCCTAAATCAAACTGTGAAGCTAAATTTTGCTGAGCTAATTGTTCTCTTTGAAGTTGCATTTCACCTTGAGCTCTAAGCATTTCATTTTGTTTTACTTGCTTATCTATATCTGCTGAAATACCTGCTTTTGATTTAGCAGCAGCCTGTGCAAGTGCTGTAGCACCACCAGCCCCTGTTCCTGCTTGTGCAGCAAGATCCTGCGATGCAGCTAATGATTGATCAGCTTCTTGAGCTGCCATTTCCGCAGCAGCCGTAGATACTTGTAAATTAGAAAATTCATTACTAAGCCCTGTATCTTCTCCTCTTAAAAGACCATCAACATTTGTTTGAGAAGCAGTATATCCTTGCGCTTCATAACCAATAGCGTTCATAGATTTAGGATCACCTAATTGTGGTAATCCTACTTGAGCAGCGGATGCCATTTCTGCAGCATCTGCAGGAGTAGGTTTATAACTTGAACCTTCCATACCCTCATAAGCATTTTTAAACTTAAAGTTCATTACCTTTTTCTCCATCATTTTAGCTGCTTTTTCTGCTTTTCTTCTTTCCCTTCTTTTTCTTCTTCTTCCAAAAAGAGAGCCAATACCTTTTATAAGGCCACCAGCAGCACCAGCTACAGCACCTATTAATAATGCTGATGTAGCAAAAGTTAATTCAGGAACTTTTAATATCCCTACTTCTAATAAAATCATCATAATCTTTTTTTGTTAATGAAAAATTATATTCTTCTAATTTATCTAAATTTCTATATTCAAAAGGATTTTGAAAAACATTTTGAAATATAGTTTTTTCATGAGCATACACTATTCTACGAGTGCCTGCTTTTGCAAACCCAACATAAGGAGCAACATAATCTTGTTTACCATTTTGAGTTGCTACAGTTACATAGCCGTCTAATAAAAACCAAACATGATCTCTTTTATGTATACACCCTACTACATAAGCACCCTGTGCTAAAATCATTCTTCTTAAATATATACCTGTTGCAAAGTTATGTTCAAAAACGCATAACTTACTATCCTCTCTTACTAAGTTTCCGTTATTGTGTATTAAGTTATCGTTATTTTCTTTTAAAAAAGCTTTATCTAAAAAATCTGATACTTTTTCGTCAAAAGATTTTAATTGCAATTTATTTTTAATTAATTTAATTAGATTCATATTATTTATTTAATTACTTGAATTTACTGCTTCAGAATTTATTGCAAAAAGTTCAGCTTTTTCATTAGCATTTGCAGCAGGTAGTTTTATTCTAACTTTCATAAAAATACCTTTTACACCAGATACAAGTTTGGTAGAATCAGCAACAACAGAACCACTTTGTAACTTATATGTTGTTTCTTGCGAAACTATTGGTGCAAAATATTTACCTTCCTTTTCCTTAAATGGAAATGTTATTATTGTACTCATTATGCATTTTGTGTTATATTTATTGTATGTGAACTTACACCTGTAACTCTTGTATTATATTTTTCAATTACTACAGTGCCTGATCTAGAACTTCCAGTTGTATTATCAGCAACATTAATTGTAAATGGATAATTACCTCCGTATATATTAATATCATCAGGATCAACTATAACTACAGCCGAAGTTGTTGGTGTTACAGCTGTTCCTTGTGTTGTTGCTGCTGCTAAATATATCCAATTTTGATTAGGTGTTGCCCTTATAGCTATATTTGCTTTTTCGGAAGCTACATCGCCTATAACTAAATTACTATTACCACTTGCACTAAAAGTATGTGAACTAGCTATACTACCCATAGCGGCAGTAACTTCACCGCTACCTGTTATTGTTGCGGTAGCTGTAGTATTTTCATATATTTTAGGAAGTACAATTTGTGTTTGATAATATTCTTGTGTATACGCTGTTGGAAAACTTGTTATTTCTGTTATTGTACTGTCTACTACATTATATGTAACAGCATAAGAGCTTGGTAACATGACTTTTGTTGTACCTGATACATTTACACGAAATGTTGCGGTTCTTTGGCTTTCAGCAACATAAGGACTTATAGTGTAAGCATTACCAACTGATGTTCCAGTGGGTAATGTTAATGTTCCAGTTGAAGGGCTTGCCCATGTAAGTGTATATAAAGTGGTAGCACTACCTGAAAAAGTCATATTTTCATTAGTAGGACTAGAAGGCATTGTAATTGGAACATTATATGTTACCTGATTAGTTTGCCTTGTATATGCAAGAGGTGTAGTTATAATATTACCACCCATTCCTGAATGATTACTACAATAATAATACAATGGGCTAGGTGTGGAACTACTAACAACAATCTGAGTTTGTGTGCTTGTAGTTGTAACACCTGTTATATATTCGGTACCACCCCCGTGTGTACCGTTTGGAGTTGTACTTAACCTTAAAGGATGGCCACTATTACTACTATCACTTTGATCAAATATATATGTTTTACCTATAGTAAGTGCAATACTGTCTTGCCTTATACCGTTTAAAGTATATTTATTACTACCTCCATAATTTACAACTTTTACTAGTATAGTTTCAGTTCCAGATATTGACGATGCATTAAATGAAGTCAACCCGCTTATCCCTACAGCAATATCATAAGGATTTATAAAATGTGTACTTGTAGGAGCTATAACTATATCTTGTGATGTAGCACCCGTGCTTAATTCAACAAGTGTAGGACTAACTGCTGCATCTGAAACAGAATCACCAATACTAATACTAAGAAGAGCAACGGTAAATGCAAGTGATGCACCTGTACCACCAACAGCTAATTCTAAAGTTTGATTAGACGCTCCAACAGTATAAGATATGTTAAATACTAATTTGTTATCTATAATAGCTGTAGGGTTAGTTATATTAACAGTTTGTGAACCAGAGTATGTTAATGTAACATCATTTACAGAATTAAATTTAAAATTTGCATTTTTAGGTTCTACAAATATAGCCCAAGTAATAGTTTCTCCTTGTTTTGCTTTTGCTTTTCTTTCCCCTGTTATTAAAGTATTTGCACCAACAGTTGAATTTGCTCTTGTTATTTGTAAAGATATATCAAATACATCTATTGGTGATGGTACAACACCTATTTCAGAAAGATCTGTTTCAAGAAAATCTAATTCCCAACCAGATGTTCCTTCATAACTTATATTATTAAATGTTTTTATAAGCGAAGGACTATCGTTTAATATAGGCTCAACATAAGAATCTGCTGTTACTCCGTAAAATGTATTTCTATTTACGTCTTCTCTATTATGCTCAAATAATTTACCATTACTAAATGTATAATATAAATTGTTTAAGCTAATACCATTTTCTTGTTTAAAAGATTTAAAACTACACCATCCTTTTGCATTTTCATCAAATGAAATTGTAAAGTAATTATCTGAAGCAGTTGCTAAATTTGTATCATCGTTACCCTGATAACCTTCACCAATTATAGTAATATTATATAAACCATGATACTCATCATAAGAACCTACTACGCTTGTAGATGTTTTTAAAGCATCTCTAAAAAAGCCACCCATACCTGAATTAGATATTTCAACAATGCCATTTTGAGATAATCTTAATACAGCACCTCTGTTTTTATCTGTAAAATATCTTGCGTATCCATATGAAGCAAACGATTGAGGATCTTTTGATATTCCAAAATCACCCGCGTATGGTGCTATTGTTCCTAAAAATTGTGTATTACTTGTAACAGGTATTGCACCTCCTTCAGCTGAATATATAAAGTCTTTATTAATAGGCGACCTAGATAACTTATCTTCTTGGAATATAACTATTTGGGTATCATCGGCATATAATTTTTGTACCGAGCCATCTTGTGGATCTAAAGAAACAGTTAAACCGCCTTCAGATTCATTAAACTGATTTATAAAATTAATATTAGTTCTTGAATTAAATAATCCGCTTGAATGTATAAGAGTATTAAATCTTCTTTCTTCTGCAAAATTTTCTTTTACAACATAAGCTCTAACACCAACATCAAATGCTTTTTCATTGAAACCAGCTCTTAATCTATTTACCTCTATATGCGTTCCTGATGTAAAATTTAATAAATAACAATTAAAAAACCTAACATCAATAGTTGCACCTGTATTAGATAAATCTTCTATTTCGCCACCCGTAGATGTTTCAAAAAATATATCTAAATCTGATTCAACAGGCTCTGTTTCATATACAGAAACACCAGATGTTACTGAAGCGCCCGCATCTGTTACAGTAGGTACATTAGCCGTACCTGCAGGATTATTAATTGATTGTACTTTTGTTAAGCTAGACGTTATTTGATTAGCACCATTTAATATTTTAGGATATACAGAAACATCACAAGGTGATATTGTATTACTTGTGCTTGGCGGTATTACAGCAGTTTGATCTCTTGGAATTTTATTTATACTATCACCTAATCTAGCTACTACATTTGCAGAAGAAACAATTGAAATCCAATTATGATATTCTTGTTCTCTTTGTTTTACAACTATTCTATAAGAATAAGCCCAACCTAAATTTTTTAAAATAGATACAGCAGCAGCAGAAAAAGAAACTCTTAAAGCGTTAAAAACATTTGTGCTATTTACATCTCCTGATGCAGCATCAATAAATACAGTATCATTACCTGTTGCAGATAATATTACAGGAGATTGTCTACCAAATTTATCAGCTAATACAATACCAACTTGATAAGTTCTTCTTGACTTAACAGACATTGATGTATCTAATGTTGAATACCTAGCAGAAGTTTCACCTGTTCTTACAACACTAAAAGATATATCTGGTATATCAAAATTTTGTAAAAAATTACCATATATAAGTCTACCGCCCGCTAGTTCTTGTGATTTAGCTTTTATAGGAACCGCATCATATATTCTTGTAAGTTGATCCGGAGGTAAAGTTTTAAAAGGATCTTGAGATTTATAAAAAAAGTTTATAGAAGATTCTGTTGTAACTGTTTTGTCTTCTACAATATATAATGTAGATGAGCCTGTTTCTTTATATATAAGTTCTACACCTGTAATTCCATATCCTGTTGGTATAGGTACAGATAGCTGTACAGATTTAACAGCATTTACAAAAGTTTCAATTTCGCCAAAATCTGCAATAGTACTTGTACTTATAGCATCAGGATTACCTAATCTTGAAAAACATATAGGCGTAAAAGGTGCTAATACACTATATTCACCATCATCAAATTGATAACGATATGAAAATCTTACAAGTTTGTTTTCTAAAAAGTTTGAAGTAATTACAGCTCCAGTTTCATCAGTATTTGATAATGCTAATATTTCTGCTGCAGTAAAAGGAGCATACTTGGCTACAGATATAAGATTATCTATATCTGATGCTAAATTATATTTACCAGGTTCATTTCTTGCAGTATCAACATTTATTTTTCTAGGAGGGTTCCTATCGTCTGTAAAAAATAATAATGTATCTACAAGATTTACGCCTGTTATAGGAAATTGTGTATGAAAATTTAAAGCATTACTATTTACTAAAACAATAGATTTATTTGCTCTTTGATCATATTCTATTATTTGATGTTGTTTAGCAATACTATTTGAATGGTCGTAACTATCATTATTTGTAATAAAATAATATATTTTTTCATTACCATTATCCCTTAATACACCAATAGTCTTTGCATTTGATATACCAGTACTTACAATCTCTTTGTTTCCTTTAAGATTTTCTATAGCACCTATATCAGAGCCCTCTGACTTGCTTACATTTATATTTAATGCTTCGCGATATTCACCTGGTACTACTAGCCGATCATCTAAATCTTGATTCATTCGGCTAGCATTAAATACCCTTTTAATTTCTGGCATACTTTAGTGTTTAATCCATTTAGATTTGCCTTTAAGAACTTGGCCAATCTCTTTAAGTTTCATATTTGAAAGCCTAATTTTTGCATTACGCATTTTAGCAGCAGCTTCTTTTTTATATAATGCAGCAGCGCCTGCGGCAGCTGGTCTTAACTTTGCTAAATTATATAATATATTTGCATATACAGCATCTTCAGCTAATTTAGGAACTAATACGTTTGTAAAATCACCGTTATCTCCTAAACCATCTGAAATATATCTTAGTGTTATTAAATCTCCTTGTGTAAAATAAGAATCAAAATATATTTTACCTGCTTCAAGATCTAATACATAAGTACCGTTTATATTTACTCTTTGTGGATCTAATCCATATCTTCTACCATATGCAGTTAAATCATTATCTTCGTAGTAACCATCGTAGTAGTTTTCATAATCTCTTTCAGGTAAAGCTTCTGTACTTTCTTTAAATCTTTTTAAACCTTCCGATGTTTCTCTAAAAATAACATTTCCTTCTTGATCATACAAATATCTATATTCATTATCTTGCGCAACAGCTTTACTAGCCTTTACAACTTTATTATTTTGTATAGGTTTTAAAGCGCCATTATTATCAACACATGAGATATCTACATAGTTAACATAATCTGAAGGTAAAGATAATTGTAATGTACTGTTTAATTCAATCTCTATTGCTTTTTCTGAATGAAATATATCATAACTAAATTCTTGAACTGATCTCTGAGCCCAAAAAGCAACATCATATCTTTGTATTTTAGGTAATACTTTACCATCACCTGTATAACCAACTATAAAGTTATTTATTATGTCATTTAAATTAACACGGCTATAATATCCGGGTATTGCTAATCCTGTTCCGCCATCTAATGCAGAATAATTATCTACGTCTAAAGGTTTTCTTGATATTGCCATTATTGTTCAGTTGCTTGTAATTGTTGATCTTTTCCTTGCGCAAATCCTGCTATATCAGCTTGTTTTATTACAACACCTGCATAAGAAAGTATTTTAATTATTAAATTATTTTCTTCAGAGGGGTGTAATCTAAAATCATAAGATTTAGCTATAGCATTATAATCATCAGTAGCAGGGTTAAAAACTGTGCTATCATATATAGGTTCATTTGGAACACCACTTGCTATCTGAGAAGCTGTAGGCATTGCATAGCCCCATTTAGGATTTAAAGGTTTTTTAAGATAATCTATAGTTACTCCTGATGTAATTGAAGAGGGGTATAATCTTACACCCCCTTCAACTAATGCATATACGGGCTGTGTTTTTACAGGATAGGTTAAAGGAGATAAAGTTATAAATTTTAAATCCTCATGAGAAACTAAATCCGCTACAACATCATCAACGTTTACAACACCTAATTTATAAAAATCAGTTGGAAAAGTAAATGTAGTTCCTGATTGTGAAAGAGTTGCATTAGCATAAAATACATTTATTTTTTCAGAATTTGTTAATACTGGATCTGAAAAATCTGTTTTTATTTCAATTTGACTTTCATAAGCAACTTGTTTATTAAAATAACTTTCAAATATTTCATTTTGTGCAAGTGCAGCTAATCTATTAAACTCTTCAGGTGTTATATATCCTCTGTTATCTTTATTTATTATAACAAGAACTGTTTGGTATACATTGTTTATATTTACAGCCATTTATATTGTTTTAATTAGTTGATATAGGGCTGATTTCTCGCCCTATATCATTTGCATTACGATAATTTTTTCGTAATAGATTTCATTAAATCAACGCCTGGATCGGTTTTAAAATATTGTGCTAATGCACCATAAGGATTTTGATCAAATGGTACTTGCATTATTTTTTTACCGTTAGCAAATCTAAATATAGTGTTATCATCTGTTAATTCTATAATACCGCGTTCAACGGCTCTATTTGCTAAATTACGTAATTTAATATCTTCGTCTTTAGAAACTTCTAAGAATAGTTCAGGGTCTTTTCTAGCAAACAAATAAGCATCTCTTTTTAATTCTTTTGAGCTCATGTTTGCTACAGCAGATCCTAATTCTGTTCTCATTACCGCTTCTAAGTGTTCTATATCTAAACTTTTAACTAAATTTAAAGCTTCTAGCTCAAATTCAATATTATCAACTTCATCCATAGCTTCAGCTTCTTCATCAATTTCAGTCCATATTTCACCTGATTTAGGATGATATAAAGATAAAAGCTTTTGTAAAGATTGTTGATGTTTAGGAACTTCTAAAATACCATCTAAAAAAACTACGTGTGCTAGAGTTGCATTACCTTTTTGTTCATCTACAAATAATGATTTTTGGTTGCTTGCATATCTTATTTCTCTTTGTTCACCTAATTCTTCATCAAACCATAATAAAGGTTTTCTTGCGGTATGTTTAGATTGTATTGTCCAACTAAGAGGTGCTTTACCTCCAGTTAGCATATATGTTCTATCTTTTATTTGCCAATTTTTTTCAATTTTTGGCACTTTAGTTTTTGTTTCCATAATATAATATAATATAAGTATTAATAAGAATTACCCCCGATAAAACACGGGGGTAAAACTTATATAAATATTAAGCGTCTTTAAATAATACGAAATTATTTGCACCCTGAACGATTAAGCATCTTTCAGATAAATAGTGCATTCTCATTTCATCAATTGGAGAACTAGATGGTCCACCAACAGAACCTGTAACCCAAGACTTCATTTTTCTATTTTCAGTCTCAGAAGCTCTATATCTGATGTGTAAGAATGGTCTCTTGATATTTTGACCAAGGACTTGATCGTAAACTGTAGAAGTACCAGCAGGTACTAATACACCTTCGATGTCACCAAAACCTCCTCTTGTAGAGAAGTCATTTAAGTATTTCCAGTCTGTTTTGTAGAAGTCATAAGAACCTCTTCTGTAGCCTGTAAAACCTAAGTTTAGTGCCATATCTTCACTATTATTAAATACTCCAAAAGAAGTACCTCCAGAATATCCGCCATTTTGCTGAGCAAGAATGTCGTCAATTTCTAAAGATAAGTTTCTATCTAAGAAAAGCATGTTTTCTTCAATAGCTCCTTGCTTATCTAATTGTACTAGAACTGCGTCAAAATCAGTTAACGCACCTCCACCACCACCAGCTTGTGCTCCAAATCCTGAATATACATTTCCTCTTGCTTCAATAGCTTCAAAGAAACCTTCAGTACCTTTAGCAGTAGCTGTAAGTGCAGAATCATAAAAATTTAAAGTAGCTCCAGTGTTTAATTGTTTGACGCCTTCAACCATTGACATTTCAAGATAGTCTTCAAATCTCAATCTATTTTCATGCTCTGATTTTAAATACCATAAGTATCCGCTAGCTCCATTTTCAGAAGTAACTTCAATCCAACCAATCTGTGCAGTATCAGAACCATTAATTGAATAATGTTCTTTTAAAATTACAGGGCTGTTGGTAAATGTTGCATAACTAGGATCTAGTTTTTCACTAAAGTTAGAAGATCCTTTTGCAAATTCAGAACCATAAGCAAGTGCGGTAAATCTTTGTGCATTTGTGATTGCAGGAATACCTCCATAAGTTTTAATTTGGAAGTATTGTCCGCTAACATTAGTAACTACACCTTTGATTACAGCACCTGTACCACCAATTGCAGAGGTAGCACTTGTTTGAGCTTGAATCATAACTGTTTGACCTTTCTTAAAGTTAACAGCTGTTGTACCTTGAGTAGTAACACCTAAACTAGTTGGCTGTGCTGTTGGAACAAAAAAGTTTCCAACATTACCACCTGTAGTTGCAGCAGATGCAGTACCAGGAGTTGTGCCTGATGTTGGCATTGTGCCAGCGTTACTTAAGTAAACGATATTCGCATATCTTGTATGCAATCTACCTTGTTCAGTCCAAATAATTTGATCTGAAGTAGATGGCATTTCCGCAGATACCATACGTAAGAAAGAACCGATAGATCTGTTTCCATATCTTTCAACTTCTTGCTCGTATACATCTGGTAAAAACTGTTGAGCCCACATATTAAATGAGCTGTCAGTAAAATCAATATAATTTCCTGCATATAATGCTTTTGTTTGAGTCGGTTGTAAAGCCGCAGGAATTCCACTTGTAAAAGCCATTTTTTAAAAATTTAAAGTTATTTATTCCATTTTATGCGCAATTTATTTGAAGAATTTGATGGAACAACTCTAACAGGACTATTTGATATATTACCTGCTGCAGAAGCATCTGCTCTTGGTGTCATATCAATATTTTTAGATTCTTTAATAGATTGTTGTAAAGCGTCGGCACGGCCTTGCTCATAAAAATGATTTGCTATTTTGTCAACATTTTGTGCTGCAAATAAAGCTCTATGATACCCTAAAGGGTTTCTCATATCTCCATTTTTATCTAAATATTGTCCTATTACATTTGCTAAATCAGACTGATTTTCTTTAACTTTTTGTTTATTTTCAACTTTATATCTATATTTTTTATCCCCGACTTTGAAATCAAAACCTTTGAACTCGTCATCAAAAAGCTTATTTGTTTTAGATATAAAACTTTTTTTATTTTTTTCAGTTAATTCTTCAATCTTTTTGCTTTCATTATAAAAGTCATAAGCTTTTTTATATTCTTCAGGCAATTCCTGCTTTCTTAACTTAAGATCAGCATAGTATTTTTGCTTAGAATCTGAAAAATGCTTTTGAGCTTTATATAATTCTTCTTTAAAAGCTAATTGCTTAGCTTTAATATCTTGAGGTTCGTCCTCATCTTCAGAATAATTAAATTCTTTTTGCATAAGGAACGATAAATCCTCATTATTTAAATGAGGTTTTGTAGATCTATAATATTCATAGACCATAGAGGTCGCATCCATAGAAGAATAATCTTTATTTAAATTAACATAATCTTCTAAGGAACCTCCGGTTTCATCCATAAATTGTACTAATTTTTGAATGTTTTCTGGTAATTCTTGTGTTTTATTTTCCTGTAATACTTCTTCTTGTTCTTCTGTGGTGTCGGCATCTTCAGTGCTTGTATCCACTCGTGTCTCGTCAGTACTATCTTTTTCATCTGTAACAAGTTCTATAGGTGATTCTATTTCTTGCCCCTGTTCTTCTTCGTTACCTTTATTTTTTTCTTCTTGTTTATTTTCTCCGGTAACTTCTTTAGACTCTTCTTTGTTTTCTTTTTGAACTTCTTTGCTAGTTTTGGATCCGTCGCGTACAGATACCTCATTTGTGCTTTGCTCTTGAACGGCATCTTCTTTTTGTTTTGGTGGTTTATCTAAATTAACTTTATAAACTCCATCTTTTTGAAGTCCATATTCAGGATTTACTTCTCCTTCTTTTATAGCTGTATCTAATACAGCTGCTTCTTTTTCTTGGGGTGAAGTTTCTTTTGTATCTTCAACCGCTTTAACTGTTACTTGTTCTTCTTTCATAATATTTAATAAAATAGTTTAATAATTTATCTTGGTTCAAACCTTGATAGCTCAATACCTCCTAGTACATCATTGCCTTTAGATTCAAAAGATTTTTTAGGTTTATTAATTTTAGGAGGTCCCGATATATCTTTTTTATCTGCCATTTCTCTTTGCGCTTGAATTTCCATTTCTTTTAATTGTACATTAAGATCAAATTCAAACTGCATTAATTCTTTTTTAGTTTTTGCTTCAATTTCTAATTTTTTAATATTTAATTCATTTTTTGAATTTTCTATTTGTATTGTAGATTCAGCTGCAACTTGAGCTGCTTGAGCTTTTGCTTGTTCAATTTGTACTTGGGCTTGGCCTTGCGCTTCAGCTTGTGCAACAGATGCTGATTGTGCTTGTGCTTGATCAGCTTGTTGTTTTTTAATACGTCTAAACTTTAATAATTGATTAGCAAGTTTAATATTACGTACTTGTCTAATATCTATAGCATCTTCTAAATATATACTTTGTTGTGAAAGAGCCATTTGAATATTAGCCTCTAGTTTTTCTTTTTCTAATTCGTCAGGTTCTAAATCTAATATTATACCAAAATCATGTAAGTGCAAGTTATTCATCTCTTGTAATGCCCCTACAGAGTAATGACCTATAGCAGAAACAAACGCATCTCTTTGAGGATGATATGCTAATACATCTTTAAATCTTAAAGCAATACATTCAGCTAAAGTTTTAGTAATAAATATACTTGAATCTAATATATGTCTTGTAGCAACGTTACTATTAGCCGCTGCTAATTTTTGTACGCCAACTAAAGCTTTAGGATCTGGATCAGCAGCATCTCTTGCTTCATTTAATCCAGTTATATCACGCATCATTTGTAAATATTGATTGTATGCGCCTATTAGAAGTTGTATTTGATTACCACCACCCCCTGGTAATTCTTGAATAGGTATTTTACCTGGGTTTGGATCACCTTCAACGGTTAAAGATCTACCAATAATAGAACCTGTTTGAAAATACATATTTAAAGCTTCTTGTGGATTATAACTTGTTCCATTACCTAAATCTATTTCAGCAAGACCATCGGCATCCACATAAACTCCTGAAGGTGTTAATTTTTGTATTGATTGTTGTAATTTTAAATGTGTAAGTTGTATTAAATCAGCATAAGGTGTCATTTTAGAAACTAATGAATCTATTTTACCTTTATACATTCTAGGAGCAGCAACAACATAATTCATTAATACTTTATTTGTATTAGAATTAGGACGAATCATATTAGTAGCTTTTTGCCATTTTAATAATTTAGAAGCTCCTAATAGATATACACCTTCATATAAAACTTCTTGTGCTTGTGCTACTCTTTTAAATCTAGTTCTTTTATCTTTTGGTGGATCAAATGAATCATCTTTTTTAATTGCTTTTTCAGCACCGGAAGAAATTTCTTTTATTTTATAAACATTATTACCCCATGTTTTCCAATTAAAATATAATACATTCGCAACGTTGTTATCTTTATATTCATTTTGGTTAGAGTAGTTCATATTATAAGTTGACCAGCTACCACTCTTTTTTGTTATATCTTCTATATCTTCATCAGATAAATCAGGAAATTCTTTTTTAAGTTGATTTATTTTTATAGTTTTAACCTCTCCAAAATAATAACAATCTTTAAAATAAGGATCTTCTGAATATGACCACACTAAATTAGCTGGATCAACATAATCTAATTTTATACCATCTGTATTATTAAAAGAATGTTTTACAGCTCCAATACCTAAAACAGCTAAATCATAATCAAATCTAGATTTTAAATCGTCATAATAATTTCTATCTAATATACTTTGAATAGCTTGTTCTTCTGCAATTTCAATACTTTGTTTGTAATTTAATTGCATATATAAATTTAATTCTTCCTCTGTTGCGGGTAATTTTTGTTTTTCAATATTTCTTTGATTAACACCTAGTTGATTTTCAATAGCATCTAACAAAGCGGCATTTTTCATATCTTGCTGTATGCCTTGAACATACTCAGTTCTTTTATCAGTTGATAGCTGATCTTCACCAATAGCTCTAATAGAATATAATCTATCTTGCATTCCATTTACAACAAGATCTATAAATTTAGGTATAATAGGTACTGGCTTCCAATCAAGATTTAAATAAGATAAATCACCATTTATAGCAAATTCATCTTTATATTTTCTAATTGATTGATCGCCTCTAGCATATAATCTTAACCGATGAAACTCATCTCTTGTTGAATAATATCTTCCCTCCGAGCCGTTGCCTCTATTAAACCATTCTTGTTCTATAGCTTTTGCAACTTTATCTCCATATTGCATAGATTTTTTCTCTGCGTCCGGCACTGCCTGACTAGGAAAGTCATATCCTGTTGACTTGTGTTTTGCCATATTTATTTAATTAATTCACTTTGAGCGCCATGGTTTTTATATTTAGAAAACCCAAAGCCAATACTTATTTTTCTTTTTTCTTGTGCTGGTCTGTATAAATGTTTTCTACAGGCCATTATTGCTAATCCACTACTAATAGAAGCGTCGAAAGCTGTTCTTTTTGATATATCAAACTTAGACCAATCTTCTAAAGTTTTTTGAAAATACATATTACCGTAATCTTCACTTAATTTACCCACATGCTCTTCTATATATGATTCAATAGCAGCAGCATGTGCTTGTCTTATATCTTCAGATGTATTAGGTATACCACCTAATTCTAATTCTGTTTTTGATAAAGTACCTTTTAATTTATCGGGTCTATTCATTGAAAACCCTCTATAGCCTCTTCTTTTAAAATGATATAGTAATCTTGGTTTATTATTTTCTGCAAGAATAGGCATACCATAAAATACACAAGCCATTAATACATCTTCAAAAAATATTTCTGCTGTTTGCGGTCTAGCTATATATTCTAAAAAAAATTTAGTATTAGGTACATCATCAACCATAGAAAATGTGGTTAACCCATGCAATGCTCCATTTGATCCTTGACCTCCCACGGTTCCTGATATATCATATGAGTCACACCCAAATGCACCAAGGCCATCATTGCCTGGGTATCTTATGCCATTTTTTTCTATTATATTATTTCTTAAATTTTTATTAGGAATCCAAGAAAGTAAAAATCTACCGTTTTGTGCAGGTGTCCATATTACTTCTGTATCTTTTATTCCTTTACTCCAAGAAAATGTTCCTCTAACAACATAACCCTTAGAAGCCATTTCTTCATTAAAATCTATTTGTTCATAAATTTTTGTTAGATTAAATAATGAATTGATTGTTTCATCTCTAAAAGCATGTTTTTCAGATCTTGGAAATTGCCTATAATATTCATTTAAACTATCAGCATCTCCTTTTAAGCCTTCTACTTCATTTTCCCAGTGTTCAATAACTCCCGTGCGTATTTGTTCACCATCAATTCCTTCAATCGTTTTTGATGGAGTGTCGAATACAGGATACCCATACTTATCGATAAATCCTTCGTAACCCCATTCCATAGGTAAGAACAAAGCATATAGTCCACTTGAAGTCTGGCCATTCTTATTTCGTTTTGTAACATCTGAGTCATAATAAAGTTTTTTAAAATTACTTCCGCCTTTATCTAATGAATTAGATGTTGACCCCATCATACATTTACCGACTATCTTCGACCCGAGGCGGAGACACGTTTTTGTAACTCTCCAGTTATTGAGGATGTTGTCCGGCCTTTCCCATTTACCCGATTCGTCGTGGATGAGAAGTTGTAATTTCTCCCCGTCGTATGAATTGTCCCCTGTGTTCTTCCAGTCAATTGTGGTATCCAAGCCGGTCTGTATCTCGTCGGAGGAGGAGGCTGTGGCACGGATCGTATTACGAGTGAGTCTCCTTGATGGTACCTTGTACGAGAGTTCCGTCTTTGGACGTTCCATACCGTCCTGTATTGGTTTAAAAAAGAACGGGTAATTAGTTGAGATTGGGACCACCTTATCCGTGAACATCTTCTTAGCGTCGGCTCCACTTTTAGAAAGAATCCCAAATCTTGAATCCTTAGTTGTTGTTGCAATGTTGACAATTTCTGAAGACGCCATAAAGGAGAAACCAGACCGTCTATTCTTAAGGTAGCACATCCCATAACATCTGTAATCAGCTTTGCATGCCTCCCAAAAGTAGAAAAATATCCTGTTTGCATGTCGAAAGTCGGGTGCACCCACGTCGATTTTAGTCCAGTTGAGATATACATAGTGCGATCCTGTAAGGTAACACGGGGTACCGTTGCACATGAACCAATAACCATCAATGCGATGATTAAATTCATCATCAATATATTTATAATATTTTTCTTTTGTATCTTCCCTTTGTGCTTTAAAATCATATATAGTTTTTATTCTATTTAATGATTGAGGTCTTTCTTTTCTTATAAATACTTGATCTTCTTTTTTTAAATCAGAACCATTTATAATACTAGGAGTTTTAGGTATTGCTACCTTTAGACCTTGTATCTCATATATATCACCTATTGTACCGTCTTTACTTATAACAACGCAATTAAGATCTTCATTATAACCGTAACTAAATTTTTTATGTTTATTTTTATGCTTTACCTTTTTATCAGTTAAATGGCTTTTATGAATTGAATATAAATTTTGTTTATACATTATTTAATTCTTTCTTCTACACTTAAAAATTTAGCGGACTTTGTTTCTTTTTTATCTTCAGATAGTTCTTCTATTTTTTCTATAATTTTTAATGAATCATCTATTGCAACCCATTTTGCTTGTGCAGCTATTTTAGCTTTTTCAGGATCTAATTCTTTTAAATCTATTGTTTGAATAATAACTTTTTCAAGTTCAACTAAAGCTTTTTCAGCAGCATCAATTACTCTTTGCTTTCTCGACATGTGTTATATAATTTGATAATATTCTATATAATTTTTTATTTTCTATATTAAACTCATATTCAGAGTTAGGTTTAAAGCCCACTATATCTCCACAGGACACACCTAATGACTCCAAATAATTATTGCTATACACAAGCTTCCCTAATAATTTTTTTTCTTTTAAAACATCCCATTTAGAATTGCTTTTTAATGGCTTAACAAAACAAAATTTATCAAAACAATGCCATT